GCACCTAAAACTTCTATAAGACCAGTTCCTTTAGGTCCAACTTTTAAACTTATATTAGAATCACCACCAGTTGCTTGAATAGATGGTGCATTACCTGTTGCAGCGTTTGTTATGTCTAATTGGTTTACTGCAGATGATGTTGTTTGAAATACTACTTGTTCGTTTCCATTTTCATCATTAATTCCGTGTGCATCATCAAATGCAATATTAAATGAATTAGTGTCTAGATCGCCACCTAATTGTGGTGATGTATCATCAACAACATCTCCACCAGTTTGAATTTGTATAACGTCTGGATTAGTTCCATCGTTTGCTGCTGCAAATACTATTGCAGTGCCTTTGTTAGTAGCTGAAAAAGTAAATGTAGATCCTGAGCCTGATGTATATTTAAACTGAACTGTATAAGCTCCTGAAGTTGAATTTCTTAAAATATAAAAAGTTTGAACATCTAATGGTATTGTTACAATTTGATTCCCAGTAATTGTACCTGTAAAGTCAATCATTCTGTGGCCTGCTACATCACCAGTTCCAGAATCAGAGATAGTTAATGCTGTAGTTTGTGCACCACCAGCAATTGATTGTGCTGTAAAACCACCAGCTATTTGTTCAATAAGTTGTAAATTTACGTTTGTTTTATTTCCCCAAGTTCCAGCGTTTTCACCGGTAGCCTGAAGTTCAACACCTAAAGGTGTAAATGTTGATGCCATAATTTATCTCCTATGCAGCGTCACTATAACTTGTATTTGATCCAGTTGCAACATCCGAAATTGTACTATTCGAACCTGTTGAAATATTACTATAAGACGTATTTGAACCAGTGTCAACATCGCCATAAGCAAATATATCAACAGCTCCTATACTAAATGTTGCTGATTGACCAGTTAATCCAACCTGAATATCTACTAAAGATATTGATCCTACACTAGCACTAAATGATTGACCAGTTAATCCTAAACCTTCTTCTACAGTTAATGATCCAACAGAGGCCGTAGAGGACTGTCCTGTTGGTTGAGCTACCGCTCCTCCTAGTCCTACAATAGACCCTAAATTAAATGTTGCAGAAACACCGGAAATTAAAGCTGTATCATTTGGTATTGTAACTGTTCCTAAACTAGATGTTATTGATTGACCTGTTAAATCTGCTTCTTGTGAAGATGTACCAGTAGCAGTTCCTTGAGTTGAAGTTATAGATAAACCAGATGGTAATACTGTTTCATTTGGTGCTTTTGCTGTTCCTTGTGAAACGGTAAATGATTGACCTGATAAACCAACAACCATATCTGCAACTGTTGGAGCTCCTAAAACTGCAGTAATTGCACTTGAAGATAGACCTTGGTGAACATCATCTACAGTAACAGAGCCAATAGAAAAAGTTGCTGATACACCTTCTGTTACTACAGGATTAAATGCTTCTCCTTGTGAAGCTGAAAAAGATTGACCAGCTAAAGTTAAAATTACATCGGGTACGTCAACTGAACCAACGCTAGCTGTTATAGAAAGACCGGATGGTTGAGCGACAGCGTCTTTTAATTCGTTCCACTCATCTTCACCCCAAGACTTTGCACCCCAACCTGTTTTAAGAGTTGTGTCTGCATTCCAATTAGCTTGGCCCCAGGTAAACCTGCCCCATCCTGAAGATACCGACATGGTCGGCCTCCTATGCTAATCTGATGATTGCGTTACTTGCGTCTGCTGTTGGAAATTCTATTTTGAATGTTCCATTACTTGCTGTCTTGTCACCACCAAAAGCTATAATTGCTACAGCGTCTGTCGTACTTGAACCACCATTTGTTGTTGTGTTGTAGATCATAGCACCGTTTGCGGTGAAAGATGCAGATGAATAAGTTACATCTGAAAAATCTGTAAATGCAGTTGTTGAAGATAATGAAACTCCTGAATTTGTAAGAGCTGCACCACCTGCAGTATAAGCGGAACCTGATGTATTTGTAATTTCTTCTGATGTTGAATAGTCTGTTGTAGAAGCTCCTAAAGAAGCATCACTATCAAATAAAGCAAGCTTAAAAGTATGCCCACCTGAAGATTCAAAACTGTGTTTTCCTTGTAAAAGCTCTTGTTTAAAGCTTGAACATATTGCCGATGATATTGCCATAACTTATCTCCTTTTATGGTGACGGAGAAGGAACTGGAATACGGACTGTTCCGTCTGTGTAGTCGTCCCTTTTACGTCTACCGAGTTGCTCTGCAGCAAACTTCTGTACTTCTTGTTTATACTTATTTTCATATAGTGTCAACATATCCATTGGACCTTTTAAGAAGCCATAAGCTTCTACTAAACATGCATATAATAAGCCGTTTGGAAAGTTTAAACTAATATAATTAGTATCATTATTTTCTAAAAGATCAGGTGCTTTATCAAAATGAACTCTAAATCTATATGTAGTATTAGGAACTGGAGCAAAAGCTATACGTCCAGATGTAGTATCTGACTCTCCTGTAGCACCACCAAACATAGCATAATATTTAGGTTGACCTTGAGCAGCGGAGGTTCCAGTTACATCCTGAAACTCTTGTAAATATGTATAATCTTTTTTCTCTAACCATCTATTGGCGCCTGTAGTTTCTGATCCTGCTGTATCATAAACTTGTATTCCTCTAATAAATACAGCTCCTGCAGGACAGTTAATAGACTCTTGTCCAGCAACTAAATTACCTAATTGTTGTTTTCTATTTGAATCTGATGGAACATCTCTAAATATTTTATATTGAGCATTTAAAATAATATTTTCTAATACAGCGTCTGTTAAAACATTAGAGTCTGTTTCAGTATAACTTTTAATTTGTGTTTTTAATCCTGATGCACTTAATCCTGCCATTATGCTGTTAGTGTTACCGGACCAGCCGATAAACTTCCTCCTCCAATATTTGTACTTGCAGTTGCTGTTCCAGCAGCTGTAAATGTGTAATTATTAGCATTAACTTTAGTAATTGTAAATCCTGCAGATTTATTTATATCTGCGCTTGTTATACCAAAAGAACCCTCTCCATTTCTAAATCTTACAGTATCACTTGTAGATCTACCATGATTTTCTTCAAATACAGTTACTGTTGTAGAACCATTTGTAATTGTAAATGGGTTTAAAATTAAAACTCTAGCTACTGCAGGTTCTGTTCTATCCGGTCTTGCATTTAATAAACCTTGTGCATCTGCTGAATGTGCTTTTGGTTGTATCTGTGGGTGTTTTTTTTCAAACTCAGATATATGAACTCTAGCTCCATTCCATTCAATAACCATTTCTGAATATGGGAACTCTTGTCCTGATCTATCTGATATAAATTTTGCAAATTTTCCTGAAGATAATGCCATTACGCCTCCGGATAATAAACTT